CAAAAAAATTATTTGTGGCTACTCCAATGTATGGTGGCCAAAATCATGGCTTATACATGAAGGCTTGTTTAGATTTACAAGGTATCTGTGTTCAATATGGTATTCAAATAAAATTCTCATTTTTGTTCAATGAATCCCTAATTACTAGAGCAAGAAATTATCTTGTCGATGAATTTTTACGTTCAGATTCAACTCACTTATTGTTTATTGATTCTGATATTAGTTTTCAACCAAAAGATGTTATTGCTTTGTTAGCTCTCGATAGAGATGTTATTGGTGGTCCATACCCTAAGAAAGCAATCAAATGGAAATCAGTTAAGACTGCATTAACTAAAAACCCTGATATTGATTTGGGTGTATTAGAAAAAGTAGCAGGTGATTATGTTTTCAATCCTGTTAAAGGTACAGCACAGTTTACAGTAACAGAACCACTAGAAGTTATGGAAATTGGTACTGGTTATATGATGGTTAAGAGAGAAGTGTTTCCTAAATTCGCAGAACATTATCCAAACTTGAAATACAAACCTGACCATGTTGGTCAAGCACACTTTGATGGTACTAGATACATTCATGCCTATTTTGATACAGTCATTGATAAAGAATCTGAAAGATATCTATCAGAAGATTATATGTTTTGTCAATGGTGGAGAAACATGGGTGGACAAATTTGGTTATGTCCTTGGATGAAAACAGCACACATTGGAACATATCACTTTCAAGGAGATATGCCTGCTGTTGCTAATTATGTTGGTGAAATGTAATGTCAAAATATGATGTGATTCTTGATGTTGTAAAGGCATCACAATCGGCCACAACAGGTGGTCGTAAATTTGATGGTGAGAAATTAGAATATGGTTTGTTACCACCATTAGCATTAAAGGCAGTAGTAGAAATACTTACCTTTGGTGCTCAGAAGTATGAACGGGATAATTGGAAATATGTTCCTGATTCTAAGCGTAGGTACTTTGATGCCGCACAACGGCATTTATGGGCTTGGAAAGAAGGAGAACAGAATGACCAAGAGACCGGTAAAAATCACTTGGCACATGCGTTGTGCTGCTTGATGTTTTTGTATGAACATGATATAATGTATTCTTTAAATAATGGAGAAGTGAATGAAACTATCAAATGAAACCGTAAATGTGTTGAAGAATTTTTCAACTATTAATCAAGGTTTGGAATTTAAGCAAGGCAAGACAATCAAAACGGTATCTTCTAGTAAGGCATTAATGGCAGAAGCTACTTTGTTAGATGACTTTCCAGAGACCTTTTGTATCTATGATTTGAACCAGTTCTTATCGGTTAATTCTTTGTTCAAAGATAAACCAGAATTAGTTTTTGATGATGCAAATGTGGTATTTACAAGTGGTCGTAACAAAGTAAAGTATCGTAAAACTGCCAAGAGCATGATTGTATCTGCGCCAGATAAAACAATTACATTACCTTCAGTTGATGTATCGTTTACATTGAAGGCTGAAGATTATCATTGGATTATGGATACTGCCAAAGTATTATCTTCTCCACATATTGCCATTCAATCTGATGGTGATGCAGTTGAGATTGTTACCTTTGATGCAGCCAATGATTCTGCTCACGTTAATTCAATGCAGATTGAGGGTCTCGATGGTGGTGGTAAAAAATATAAAATTGTTTTCAATACAGAAAACTTTAAGATGATTCCCGGTAGTTATGAAGTCAATGTTTCTTTTGGTGGTATCAGTCATTTCAAGAATACTAAAGATAACATTCAATATTGGATGGCATCTGAAACGAAGCATACTAAAGTAGGTTGATAGTAGTAATTTTTGAGTAGTATTATATTATGGGAGTTTTGAATGGAACATTTACTATGGGTTGAGAAGTATCGACCAGCCAAAGTGGAAGATTGTATTCTTCCGGATGCAATTAAAACCACTTTCCAAGAATATGTCAATAGAAAAGAAATACCAAACTTATTACTTTCAGGCACAGCAGGTGTTGGTAAAACAACAATTGCGAAAGCCCTCTGTGAAGAAGTTGGTTGTGACTACATTGTTATTAATGGTTCTGATGAGTCTGGTATTGATGTACTTCGTAATAAGATTAAAAATTATGCTTCGTCTATCTCGTTATCAGGTGGTAGAAAAGTAGTCATCATAGACGAAGCAGACTATCTAAATCCAAATTCAACGCAACCTGCAATGCGTGGTGCAATTGAGGAGTTCTCCTCAAACTGTTCGTTCATCTTTACTTGTAACTTCAAGAATCGGATTATTGACCCAATCCATTCTCGTTGTTCAGTCATTGACTTCAAAATCAATGGCAACAAAGCAAAGATGGCTACTCAATTCTTTAAGAGAGTTGAGTGGATTCTGGAACAAGAAAACATTAAATATGATAAAGAGGTGGTGGCTGCGGTCATCACCAAACATTTTCCCGATAATCGTAGGATATTAAATGAACTTCAACGTTACTCCGTTTCTGGTGTTATTGATAAAGGTATTCTTTCTAATGTTACTGATGTACAACTTGATGCTTTGGTACAAGGATTAAAAGATAAAGACTTTGGTTCCGTTCGTAAATGGGTTACAAACAACTTGGATAATGATCCAACCAAAATCTATCGTAAATTATATGATACATTGTATGAACAATTGAAACCAAACGCAGTTCCACAGTTGGTTCTACATCTTGCTAAGTATCAGTATCAAACTGCATTTGTTGCTGACCATGAAATCAATATGGTGGCTTGTTTGACTGAAATTATGGTAGATTGTGAGTTCAAATGAAAACAACTCTTAGTAAAAAAACCATAGAAATAGGATTTGATTATTGTTGCAACAAGAATGTTGATTTAGGAAATGATTTTTCTAAAAATTTATTTTTATCAATTCTATCCGACCCAAACTCATCTATGATGAGAGAAGCAATTACAGCTTATGCTTCTGGTTATGAATGGAATTCTGAAAAATTGGGTGTGGATGCTATTAACAATAAAACAAAGCAACCAATTGAAATAAAACCTAAATTACACCACAAAGGACAATGTAATGGAGGTGGAAATTTTAGTGATTATACTTATGACAGATTGTATAAAGATTATAAAAAAAATCTTGCAATAGTTTGTAGTTTATTTTCAAATGATAAATTAATGTATGTTTTAGAATTTCCTTTTTCTGTTATATATGAAACATTAAAAAAACAATTAGACCAAAAAATAACTGTAGAAGGAAATAGATATTGTAGAAGCGCAAGCTTTAGTTGGAAAAATTATATGGATAATGAAGATATAAAAATACATTATATTGATTTATCTTTAATTAAAAAATACAAATGCATTTCTAAAAATTTTATGAAAGCACTTGAAAATTTAGTAAATCCTCCATCAACACTTATTAAGTTCATTAAATAATATGATATATAATTTTTTAAATAAAAAAAATAGCTTAAAGAATATTAGTAATCAAGAGTTTGATTCTATATTACCAAAATTAGCGGAAGAATTATCTCAGGTAGATTATTGTTTAAAATATAATGATGAAGATTTATTTAAAGATTGGAAAAATTTAAATAAATGGAAAAATCAAAAAACTGATATAAATTCCACAAGTCGTATTGGAATGAAATTGTGTGAACATTTTTTTCCTAATTTTTATAATATTGAAAATAATAAAGGAGTTTCTTTTGCCAAGCTTTGGAAAGACTCCAATTTTTTAGAAAAAGTTTTAGTTTGGAACCGAAAATCACATTCAACTCCTTATTTGTCAGAATTAAAAAGAGGTGTTTATTTCTGTGGAGGACTAGCAAAGTCTACAATGTATCGTCCTCAGATGGCTAAAATTATTACTAGAGATTCTAAAGTTGTTCTTGATCCTTGCGCAGGTTGGGGTGGTAGACTTTTAGGCTCAGTTTCTAACAATTGTTATTATTATGCTTTTGAACCTAATCAACAAACCTTCAATGGATTAAATTCTATGGTAAAATTTTTAGGTATTGAAAATAATGTAAAATTAATATGTGATGATGCTTTGAATATGGAAAAATATAATATTCCAAAAGTTGATACTATTATTACAAGTCCTCCTTATTTTGACCTTGAAGTATATTGTGCTAGTGAAACACAATCAATCAATGGAAAAAATGATTATGTTGATTGGGAAAATAATTTTTTATTTCCTTTAGTTGAAAATTGTTTATCTCATTTAAATGATAACGGAAAATCTTGTTGGAATGTAGCTAATTTTAAAAAAAATAATATGTGGAATAGTATCAACAATATACATAATAAAAACCTATATTATGAAAATAACATATATCAAAATAAATCTTCACCTAGGCCTACTTCTAAACTAAAAATTAAATCTAATGATTGCACAATTGAATATGCCAGACCTATTTAAAGAAATTATACCCTCAATCCTTCAGACTAAAAAGAATGTATTGCAAGATGATTTGGATGTAAAAGATTATACACCTTTTGTTGTAAATCGTGCTTTGTCCTATCACATGGATTGTATTCTATATGCCAATGAGATGAATCTATATCCAGAAATGGATAAAGACCTTCAATATCAGTACCTTCTAAATACCATTAGGTCGATGAAACGGAAATTCCAACCGTGGCAGAAAGCATCGGCCGACAAGGATTTAGAATGTGTCAAGGAGTATTTTGGTTATTCAAATCAAAAAGCCAAAGAGGCTTTGCGGATTCTAAATGATGAACAAATCGCTGAAATAAAAGCAAATACAATAAAAGGCGGAGTGAACAAATCATGATTTTAATTACAGATTTGGTAGAGGTTACCCTAGCGGAAAAGGATGATTTCCTTAAAGTCCGTGAAACACTAACACGAATCGGTGTCGCATCTAAGAAGGATAGAATTTTATACCAATCTTGCCATATTTTACATAAGCAAGGTCGTTATTACATCGTACATTTTAAAGAGTTGTTTGCGTTAGATGGTAAGCCAACAGACATATCAGAGAATGATTTATCCCGTAGGAATGCTATAACAAAGCTGTTACAAGATTGGGAATTGGTTAAAGTGTTGAATAATAAACAGATTGAGGAACCACCTCCAATCTTTCTATCACAAATCAAGATCCTATCACATAAAGAAAAAGACGAATGGGAATTAGTACCAAAATACAATATTGGTAAGAAACCAGGAGCTTATTAAAACTGATATAAATAATAGTGTGATGCCTTCGGGGTCACATTTTTATAACTCGCTTAACTAAGGAGAAATCTATGAGCACAATATCCCTATTTCCTAAATGGGAATCACTTCACAAAACTTTGGATCCTTTCACAATCGGCTTTGATGATGTATTAAGTCAATTAGAGAAAGTTCACTCCAACATGGCCAAAACAATTCCTGGCTACCCTCCATATAATATCAAACAAGTCAAAGATAATAAGTATGTTATTGAAATGGCAGTTGCTGGTTTTGCCAA